GCATAGTCTGGCTCCATATTTGCCAGCATTTCTGCCATTTGGTCATAGTTTATTACTCCCATTCTGCTCCCTCTTTAGTTTGTTTTATCTTCTTTAGAATCTTATCATACCTTCTGCGTTCTATTACAAAGAGCTCTTCTAGGTGTGGGAATTCTTTAAGCATTCTTTCAAGCCAAAATTTTTGTTTTTCTACACAATTTTGAACTTCTGTAAGCTCTTCAAAAGACAAAGGAAGGTCATATCTAATCATCTTTAACTCCAGTCGTATACTGTGGTTGCGTCTATATTAACATATTCTGCCCGTGGTTCTGCCGCTCTAACCGAAGGTTCACCTCTTGCCGCTGCAAGTTGGTCGCCGAGATTTTCTCTAACAAATGCTCTAAAGAAACTATCGTCGACAACTACTGTTCCGTCAGGACGACGTGTAACGCGAGTATAGAACGGTATGTTTTCTTCTTTAGGTTTCCGCATTAACCTTTTTTCGCATTCTGGACAAAGTATAGAGGTTGGGGCAATTAAAGCCCCACACTCTTTACAACGTTTACACGTGATGGTAGTTTCCATTTTTGTAAACCCATTTACGCGCTACGTTTGCATCCATTTTGCGGTTAATGGGTGCTTGCAAAGATTCGAACTTTACTCCGTGTTCACAAATCAACCAAGTAAAGTCGTTCATTGCTTTTAAGCCGGATGAAGTGGACAGTCGCAACAAACTGCAGGCTACGATATACATATCTGCAAGTTCGTCCATTGCGGCTCGTTTTTTGCCGGCGTCTTTTGCCACAATGAATTCTTTGAATTCTTCGCGGAACTTTTTGATTTGACCTAATACGGTGGCTTTTGGGAATGTTTTCTTTTGCCACGCCATAATCAAATCTGCTGTCCACACTTTAGTGGCCGTTGGTTCTTTAACAACAACAGGTGTCGCTACTTTTTTTGGTCTTGCCATTTTCATACCTCCTTTATGACAATACTAGTTTTCGCAGTACATCATACTGCTGTGCCCACAGTTCTTCTTTGGTTATTCCACGAAGCAAACAAACTGCCTTTATATCTCGATTATATGCCTTTTGCAGTTTTTCGCGCCGCTCTTGCGTGATTGCCTCTGTTGCCTTTCCAGCGTGTATTTTCATATGACACTCTGCACACAACGGTATAAGGTTCAACGGGTCAAACCTAAGATGTAGGCATTTTCTTGGAAAGATATGATGTATGTGTTGCGCTGGTGTTACTCTCCACTCTGACAAGCAGTTCTGGCAACACCTACCATAAGATAACTTAGGGTATAACGCCTCACATTTATCAAACATCCGCTCTTCGCTAGTCTTAGCGGGTCTCCGATAGTTCATATCTCCCTCCTTAGAAGGGAACTTCGTCCCCTACGTCGGCCAGTTCTTGGTCGACTTGTGCAACCGCATTATCATTTGTCACAACTTTTGTTGCTTCGAAATGTGTAAGGCGGAAATCATAATACAGTCTGCCATTATATTCTCTTGAAGACATAACCAATGACGCTGTCCCTTCCGAGCCAACATCTGGCAATGTTTCACGCAATGACTGAGGTACTGTTGCCTCTACGACTGTTGTTATTGGTTTACCAAACGATTCGCCTTCGTAGGTTAACTGAATTACTTCGAAATCAGTCCCCTTGCTTGTCGTTTTCGTTTGCCGGTTCGTTATCGTTGCTTGAAACTTTGTCTGTATCATTTGCTACCTCTGGTTCTTTATTCTTCATTGTTTCTAAGTCTACTGTGATGCCAAATATGCCTACAAGTTCTTGTAATGCAGTTCTGGCAACAGAATAAGTTTCTATGCTTTCTGTATCTGCTCCGCCTGCGTCAATACCGAGAACAGACTTTAATCTGTCTAAGTATAAATGACACGACAGAACTATTGTTTCGCGCAAAGATATAGCAGCCTTGTTTTCCTCAACTGCTTTTGATATGCTTGTTCGTATAAGCACTATCTGCTCTGGTGTTAATAACATTGTTCTTCGTACTCCTTTATTGTAGCAACACATTCCTCTACTGCTTTCGCAATAGCCTCCTGTGTCTTTGCGTCTTGTTCAACCCTAACACAATAATAACCAAGTCGTGGATGATATACAAAGAAATCACACCACTTTCTCCCAGTTACAAACAGGTTGAATTGTATTTGTGTTTTGTATTCTGGCTTTATGTATTCTTTCTTTCTCCAGATTAAGAAGTTTTTGGCGAGCGGGCACTTTATTTCTATTAACCCGTCGTCTCCAACTAGACCATCTGGAGAACACCCAACATAATCTCCAAGTTTAACAAAACCAACTTCTTTTACTTCCGTTTGGGCAATCGCTTGGTACAGTCTTCTTGCTTCAGGCTCAAGAATATGTCCTCTGTCCATAGCCCAATTTGTATAGTGCTCGCTATCGCTATCGCACATAAATCGTTCCGAAGCCTTTTCAGCAAGTTTCTCCTCCTTTGCGTCTGTTCTAGAACTTAAGAATAAATGGAAGTCAGACCCAGTAAGTCTTCCGAGTCTAACTTGGTCCCACTCTGGCGTACCTTGAATTATTTCCCAGCAATACTCTGGTTTCATTGGTTCGCCTTCTCAAGTTGACGTTTCTTTGCTTGAATTACAGCGTTCGCTTGCACTTTGGTAAGACTTAATATTGACGGAACTCCTAAATGAGTTAACATTGCTGGAACGTCTATATTGTCTTTAATCCATTGCACCTGCTCCGAAGTTATGCCCTCTTCCTTGTTTCCGGGCGTTCCTGCTGTAGCATCAAACAAATCTGGTTCTGTAATATCAAAAGCCATCAACAATAAGTATCTGCGCTGGTATGTTTCAATACCACCTAACGACTGTATCGCATTAGCCCCAGGAATAGATATTTCACGCATTGGCGAAGTAAACACAACTCTTTGTTCTGGTTCATCAACATTAACAAGTATCAACGATGCAACAGTGTCATCAAAAGATATGTATTGGTATACATTATACTTGTCACAAAGTTCTGTCAATACTGGTTGAATGTCTGACAACTCATAATAGTCAAATCCGCTATGTTTATTCTTGCCGGACTTTTTTACGTTTCTGGCGTTAAACTCTAACTTGATTTTGTTTAGTTTGGAATAAATATTATCTGCCATATGTACCCCCTATAAGTGTTAAAAAGAGGGGAGCCCGGATGCAGACTCCCCGACCCGAACAACGGGCTATCTAAACAACCAGAATCCAATCACTATGCCTAAGCCTAGTGCTGCTCCAGTACAAATAGTATAGCACAGTTTGTAGACACCACCAACGAACGCGTCGATTATTTTGTCTCTACGAACTTTGCCGTATATCTTTTTTGCCAGTTTGTTTATTTCGCATAAAGCCTCTGGCGACAATTCTAAGTTTGTTTTTTCTATTGCCAACGCAGGTTTCGTTGCCACTTTCTTTGGTGCAACTTTCTTTGCGGGGCGACCACGCTTTTTAGGCGCATTCATAATACACTCCTTTGATTAAATTCCCAGCCCTATCTTGACTGGCTTGTTGCAGTATAGTTTCTCTACAACCATCGCGTTGTAGTTTCCCATACCCTGCTGCTTTGGAAACGATGCCACCAGTTGAAAAGGCTCTGGCATATCGTATTCCGATATTAAAACAGTGAACGGTGACTCGAGCGCCCATTTGTAAAAGGCCTCGGTATCAAACTCTCCCACGAAGTATCCTCTGGTACCCTTGTATGGGGGGTCACAATAAACAATCGTATTATCCACTCGAAAACTAGACAAATCGACATCGCGATAGTCATTAGAAATAAAACGAATATTATCACTAACATCAAGACTCCTGTAATCTTCCAAATGTCGCCAGCGCAACAAATGTTCTTTTAGTGCCGAAGGGTCTCCCTCAATCCGTTCCTTCGAATACATATAATCCTCTTGGTTATTTCCAAAGGACCAACATTGGCGAACGTAAGCACCAAGCCAGTTCTTATATTCGCGCATTTCGAAAAACATCTCTCTTGTTATGAAATCTTTTGGTATTGTGCCGTGATGCAACAAATGATTATGGAGCTCTATTAGTCCATTATCTAGGTCATTAGCCAAGACTTTGTATCCCTTTTGAGCTAATAAAAGCTCCAAAGCTCCGCCACCACAGAACAGGCTTACGACACTGTCAAACGAAAAGTTTGTTCGCATAGCCCCGTATATATCTTCTGCAATCTTAAATTTGTTTCCCTGATATGGGATGTATGGTTGTAAAGCACTCATAATTACATTTATATCATATATCGTTATTCTTTGTCAACTTGCGTCTTGCTCTTGGTGGTTGTTTAGATAGACTAATCATAGTGTCGCTAACTGGGAATATGGTATAGTCCTCTATTCTTTCTTCACACATAACAATGATTCGCCTGCACTCGCTTCTGCTTGTGCCAGTTATAACTGCGCTGGGTTTCTCTGCACCGCGCACCTTAGTTATTGCTTTTGTCGGTATTGCTATATATTTCATTTTGTGCTCCTTTGGGAGACGGCGGAAGGGTGTCAAAAGGATAATATGTCTAAAAAAGAAAAACCACCCTTACTCCGTCGTGAGATTGTCCAACAAAATCTGCCTAAGCGTTCTCTTGTCGGACGGATAATAATCTTTACTTTGCTCAAAAGCCTCTTTGCTAATCTTAAAAGCCCTTCTTGCTTCTGCACAGTCTGGAACCCCACAAGATTTCAAAAAGAGTTGATAGTCTGTTAGTTTATTTGTTTGCCATCGGAACAGCCGGACCCCTCTCATAGACCCCCCTTGTAGTTATAACTACCTTGCATCTTTCTCTTAAGTGAGAATTTAAGAGAAAAAGTTTACGTTCGGCTTCTCTTACAGACGGGAATAATATAATTAACTCGCCGTCTCTTGTGATGCCTCCTAAAAAATCAAATCTGTTAGACATTTGTTAATCCCATTTGTTTTGCCGCAAGCGACAGTTTGTCTTTTGATAGACCGTCTACAATATAGCCGTTAGCATCAAAGCTCTCTATCTGTTTGTAGTCGTCCTCATATAGACCATTGTGCCAATAGAGTCTTCCCATAGCAAGTTTGCCATACCTGTCTTTTCTAATAGCCATTAGTGTAGCAAACCTTCCGTTCTCGGCGTCATCAAAGAACGGGTCTCTTGCCATAGTTATAACAACAGACGCAACGTCTGTCTTTGGACTTCCTCCTTTTAGGTCATACATCCCCGGACACATAACCCCAGGCGGAAGGTCTTTTCTTATCTGTGAAAAGGTTATAATGCAGACGTCTTTATTGAACGCAAGCTCTGCTAGTTCTTTCATTGCCGTTCTAATAAACTGCAAATCGGCTCTAGCATCGTTTGACACGTGGTCAATATGGTCTATCACTATTACCTGTTTTCCAACCGCTATACACGATTTTACTCGTTCTAAAAGCGTGTTTAAGTCTTTAATACCATCTGTAGACTCAACAAGATAGAAGAGTGGCACACCTTCTTTTTCTTGCGAAAGTATCTGGTCTGCCTTCTCTTCATACCTTTCGAACAAGGAAGGGTTCGATGAATATGCGTTCAAGAATTCTCGATACGACATTTGGTTTGGAATCCATTGCTTGAACTCCGTAAACACCATCTGTCTTTTCCAGTCTCCTGCTGCGTTCTCTAATGAAAACAATGCGGTGCTTATGCCCTGACTTGATGCAGACATTGCCAATGAGTTAGCAAGTGTTGTTTTGCCTGTCCCAGACATTGCACCAATAACAACAAGGTCTCCACCCATCATACCAGTCAAGTTTTTATCTAACAACGGTATTCCATAATCACACAGCCGTTTCATTACGCGCCTCTAAAAACTGTTTTACTATTTTATTTTTTCTTAATTCTGTCGACAACGCAATTATTGGTATCATCTCCCTTTCATTCTCAAAAAACCGTTCCAACACTTGGACGCCATCTCGCCTTACAAGTTTTGGCAATGGACACACACTATACTCATATCCTGCCTTCATCATAAAACTCAAATGGTTCATAACGTCGCACATAGTTTCGGCAACGTCTTTTCTCTGCAAATTGCCAATAATTACTGGTTGTTCCCCTTCTTTGCTTGATATAACAGCAAAAGACATCTTATTTCTCCTTTTACAATACGTGAGCCTTTTATCGTGCTCGCGAAACTTAGTGGGCTTGGTTTGGGCAAGCCCTGACCCTCTAGTTTGTAGGATGTTCTAGTAACTGCTTTTATCTTTATACCTGGGTGAGATAAGCACCCTTTCACAACCACCTCCTATGGTATATATAAGAGACCAACTGTGCGTGAGTCGAACCGCCAGCCCTCGTTCGATTTCGTTTGCGCTACTAAATTACTTTCCGAACTCAGACCCCACACCCTATATGGCATTGTTGGGTTTATGTTGTCTTCATTGCTGTGAGGATGTAAGCCTCAAATTTCCAACGACTTTCTTACACAAGACAACTCAGTGCATTGTTGGGTCACTCGCAGGACACCGTGACCAGTGTGGAGAAACGCTGTGATTAGCGCCCCTGCTTATCTCTTTGATAAAGCCTCACGAGCTTTATATAATTCTAAGTCCCCTTTGAAATACAGCTCTCCGCCGTCTGAAAATCCCTGATAGTGATTGTCCAGCGCAAACAAGATAGCATCAACTGCGTATGTCCAACAGCCTTCGGAAAAATTCTTTAACTCTGCGATTTTTCTAGTTCTGCCCACATCGTTATATGGCGCTATCTTTTTGTTGCGCTTGTCGCGTCTAGACGACTCAAAAAAGCGAACAAGTCCTTCCCAGTCTCCGGGTATAACCCCGATAGCGGAAGACACTTCGTCCACTTTTATAACAGGAGTTGTGACTCGAGTAACCTCTACTGCCTCAATTTTACCGTCTCCGCGCAACGACCTGCCAAAATCTATGGCTTCTTCCTCTGTAGGGAAAGCCGGCACTAGGTTTATATCATTTACTGGCAAGTACTCTGTTTTAAACCGAGCCACAAACATATTCTCCTCCTGTAATTATTTTGCTTTTTTGGCAATAAAAGACAGTGCCCCAAAAACACATACCCCCGCAAAAGCAATTCCTAAAAAGCCGAATAGCAAAGCAAACGGCATCCAAAGTGGACTCAATACCCAGAACCAACTCCAAGTAATAAACCCTAATAACTTTAATACAATGAAAGCAACCAAAAGCATACCTAATGTGCTATCCATTACTACCACCTTTTTATCGTATTTTTTCATTTACAATCCTTAAAATTGTGCGAGCACTATATGCCCGCGGTTATTTTCGCTCGCCTTAGTAGCAACTACAAGTGATACTACTGCAAGCCCCACAGCCACAAAAGCGACTGTCTTTATGTGCTCGTTGTTGTTATTACAACAACAATGATACACAGGTCTTTGTTGAGGGGGTCTCCCATTATAGTGAACCGCGCCCGCTCTGTATGAAAACATTAGAAGCATAATCACTGCCGCTATCAACTGCATAATAACTCTTTGAATATCAACATACATCTCCCAACCTCCGTGCTAGGGCTATTCTATCTGTTTTCGAGTAGAACCTCTTCAGTGTTTTAGCGGTATACTCTAGTGTTACATCTTTGCGCAACTCTTCGTCTTCGATGGCTACACATACGGCGCGCACCGTTTTCAAAAAGTTAGCACGACCCAGTATTTCCTTTGTGTTCCACATCTCTGTTAACTTTCGCCACAAGAACTCAAACAGGGGAACAGAATTATCGAGAATTGGCATCATTCCGTCCAGTCCTTGCGACTCAAGTAAAGAGTCTGGGTCTTCCTGAAATGGCAGGAAGGCAACCCTAATATCAGAGTCGTATCTCACAAAAGGCAGACAGAGCTTGCAAGCATTGAAAGCCGCTTTCTTGCCAGCATCATCTCCGTCGAATAGGAAAATGATATTGCGGTTCATTTTGCAAATAGTGCGCAAATGGTCGGGAGTGAAAGAACTTCCTAAGGGCGCCACAGACTCGTTCAATCCAGCACATTGCATCTTGATGCAGTCTATTTGACCCTCGACCACTATAACCCTGTTGTTCAAGTATATAGAATTTTTCGCAGTATGCAGACCATACAATGTCTGTCTCTTGTGAAAAAACTCTGTGTCTACACTATTCACATACTTAGGACCATCGCCAAAGATAGCCCTTCCAGAAAACGCAATAACACGCCCCCTCTCATCGGTAATAGGAAACATTATACGGTCTCTAAAGAAATCGTAAGGTCCTACACCGCCCTGTCTCACTAGCCCACTCCCATATAGCGCGGAGGACGACTCGCCAATGAACAGGTCTGATAAGGTATTTGCGTTTGGCGCATACCCTATCCTAAACTTTTTTATCATCTCCGACGTAAACCCTCGGTCACGCAAGTATGCTAATACAACCTCACCAGACCGAGAATTTAACAATCGTTCATATTCTCGCGTCGCTCGTTCGTATAAATCAAAGTATTTGCTTTTTCTTACACATAAACTTCTGTCGCTCACACTCTTTTGTCTCGGGATTTCTACCCCAGCTAGATTGGCCAGCTCCTTTGTGGCAGTTACGAAGTCGCAATGTAAGAATTTCATAACGAAGGAGAATATATCTCCGTGCTCACCACAACCAAAGCAGTGGAATTGTCCTCGTTTCTCATTCACGCACATACTGGGGGTTTTCTCAGAGTGAAAAGGACAACAACACCAGTATGACGCGCCTCGCTTTGTGATGGGCACATATCTACTAACAACATCTACTATTGATAGCCTGTCTCTTATAATATCTGTAAAATTGTGTGTGCTATGCTCAGTCATATCGTTAGTCTAAACCCTATATTTTACTCCCTTAATTGTTATATACCTCGGTTCGTTTGGTTTTGGTTTAGGAGGATTCAATTTCTTTTCCAACTCGTCTATATAATCTTCTAAAGATTCTGCAGTTCCTTGTGCAATCTCAAGAGATGTTCCAATATCAAAATTATCTTCCTCTAATTTATTTATCTGTTCTTTTAACGCATCAATCTCTGCGAGAAGATTGATTCTTTCTGTGTTTACCTCGTCAAGCACAGCCCGTGCCGCATCTCTTTCTGCCTCTCTTGCATCGTGGTCTACGCGCAGTCGTCTCAATTCTTCTTCAAGCTCTTCAATTCTTTTGTCTTTGTCTGGTGAATATTCTACTGTCGGTTTTTGAATCTCTGCCAGTCCTTTTTCCAGAATCTTTTTAAGTGGGTCTTCGGTAAAAGCCTGCACAAAGTAGCAAGGGTTAAACGACTGTGCTTTGGTCAGCCTCGGTATATCAGCCTGCGACAATTCCCTAAAACTTTTTGCTATGTCGGCATCTGTCTCGTCGCCAGTCAACACAACGACGAACGGCAGGTCGTCCGCAATCTCTAAATAAATATTTATATCTTTTTTTATTGGAAGCCTGTCGCACTTTTCTAACTCTTTCTTTACGTTGGTAAGCATCTCATACTTCCCATAGTTTTGGTATGGTTTTTTTATACCAATCTTAAAGCAACACCCGTCCCCAGGTATTATCATACGAACTGCTCGTGAGCTCCAGAAGGAAGATATACACAGTAGGTCCATAGCCTTTTCTGTAATATATACCATACATTGGAACTCGTTGTCAAACGCATAACTTAAATAGTTTGTTGGCACTTTTTTTCTCCTTTTGTTAACTGATTGGGAAGTAGGGCTGTTACACCCTACTCTGCCAATTAGTCAGCGTTCATTGCTGATTCTGGGTCGGCTTTCAATGCTTCAATAGCATCTACCAATGCTTGAACATCTGCTTTCTTTTCTCCTTTCAGAGATTTGATAACACCTTCGATGTCTCCTTTTGCTTTCGCTTCATCGACACGTTCGTGTAAAGCAGCCAACAAGCCACGCATTTTTGCTGTAAATGCTTTCGCAATGTTGTAGCTCTTGAAACATACTGGTTGAATAACAGGTTTCAAGTCGCTCAACGCAACACCATCATTATCGCTCGATACATATTCGTATTTGTTGATAATTTTGCTCACCTTGAAATACGCCAATTTAGAATGAGCCCATACAGAGAAGACATCTCCTTTGGCAACATCGCCTTGGTATGTATATACACGAGCTTCTCCCTTTTCAGCAGATTTGCTCGTAGATGTGATTAAATTACCAAACAAGACCATAACTGGTTTTGCTGTTGTTGTAGTTTTTGTAGTTTTAGCCATTCATTTCTCCTTTGTTTAAGTTTGACTAGGCTAGCCTCATCAGTATATGGACAGCCACCTCCATATATACAGCCCGCAATAAGCAGACTGTTTCGGCACTATAATACCTCGTTCCCATATTTCTTAGCAAGTTCTACAAAGTATTCTTTACACTCGTCCTGCAGTGCATCAAGACAGGAGTCTATGTTTACAATACCCCGATTTGCTACCGTTACTGTATTCAACAGAAAAGAGCGTTGAAACAATAACTTGTTTAGGTTGCTCATTGTAACCAAGATATTGCTCGAAACCATTCTGTGGATTGTATTACACAACAGCCAAACGGTTCTTGCCTCTTCTGCTGCCTCATCAATATCTTCGTAATGAATCTGTTTTCTAACATCTTCCAGTTTATCTTTATATGTGTCCCACAACTGCTTACGCAACTCTGAAACCCATTTTCCTTGAGGATGGTTCTGAGAGACATACTCCAAACCCAAATCTTTACTGTCAAGCAGACATAGTTTGTATAGTCCCTCTCTAGAAAAAATGATATTTGTGTATCCTTCGGGTCCAAACACTACTCCGCCCTGACCAATCCAATGTCTCTGAACAGGGTCGTATTTCATACCAGTCATATTCGGGTGCCAATATGGTGTTCCAAGACGATACTTCATCATCTCAAAGTCTTTTATGCACTCTACCACCCCCGCTTCGATTTGCGACGGCGTAAGTTGCGTCTTTGCCTGCGTGTTAGGTGGCAATGCTTTGCCTGTTGTCGAGCTCGCTGCCGCTCCCGAACACCCCCCGTTTTTGTAATAATTAGTATAAGAACTAGTAGGGTTGCTCCAATTATCAAACGCAGATTCGTTAGAATACCAAACATCGTCTTTTGTTGTTCCTCTTTGTGCGTTCAATATGACAATCTCACCCGTATGATTGTCCATAACCGCAAACTTAGAATAACCAATAGAAAACTCAATCAAATCCTTAGATGCTTTAATCCAGTTGATTGTTTTTCCTACGAAAAATTGGTCTCCATAGGTTTCTGTATCTGTCTTATCGCCAGTTGGTGTTATTCCAGACAGCGTTCCATTATGAGCAAATGTTATATGCTCATAAGCAAACGGGTGCGTGTTAGATTTACGAACACTCCCTTTACTACTAATACGAAAGTGTGCTATGAACGAATTTTCTTTTTTGTTTATTCTGTCCAACAAACTCAAGAACTCATCTTTGTCCATAATACCTTTCTTCATATAAGCAGAATCGTCTCCAGGTCTGAAGAACACAACACCACCGCCGTGGCTATTATGCTCCCAAGCCCGTTCCAAGTATTCTCGTGGAACTGGTGCGACGCCTGCTTTTTTCGCTATGATGATGCACATTGAATATTCTCCTTAAATTACAAATTGTTCTCTTGTTACATTGCCAATTTGAAGTTGTGCCTCCTGACATTCGGCAATAAACTTTTTTGTGCCTGCCGAAAACGATTTAATAAAGTCGTCTGGGCGACACTTGTTGCGAATTAAAGTCACATACTCTTTGACGAATTTCATTCGTTTTAGAATTTCTCTATGGTCTAAACTCGCACTAAAACAGCGGAACTCAACCGTTCCTGCCCTGTTGTAAGATATACAGCTGTGGTGGTCTGTGAATTTTGCCTTTCGCACACCACCATTTTCAGCCGTTTCTCTTGAGTCTGGGTGTGTCATATCTATGAACGCCCATCGGTCAAGTCTTTCTCGTGAGCGACCCGACACAATAAGCATCAGGTTTTGCACATCTACACGAGATTGCAACAGTTCGAACGAACGGCGTGCTATTGACTCTATCTGCTCACCTCTTAGTCCATTGAAACTAGCGTGTATATGAACACCTGCGCTGGCTCCAACGTGACCACCATATTTCTTCACTACTTCACACACCGACTTTAATGGGCTCGCGTATTTCCACCAAGAATACGAACCACAGTCCCAAGAAAGCTCGTTCTTACCATTGTTCGGGTCTCTTTGCGATGTTGTTTCGGTTACGGGGTCTAATGCAATCGAGCTGTCATACCCGTAATGCAACTTGCCCATATGAGCTCGTTGTAATTCCAGCCAGCCATAAAAATAACCCTCGAATTCCTGTTCCAACCCCAATATTACGGTATTGCTCGCATCCATTGGTGTTGTAAATCGCGAAGGACGACTCGTAAACCCATAACCGCCTACTGTAAGTTGTGTGGTTTCAGCACATCTCTTACAAATTCGTCTGCGTTCTGGGTCGTTCGGCACAGATTGTGTAGACAATTTAGTAGCTCCTTTACGAACTATTGTGACAATTGTTGCTCCACAATATGCGCACGTTTCTACCTGTTTCTCATACTTGTCGTTTGAGATTGGGTAAAACTTTACATTTGGAGAATTAACTCTTTCATAGTTTATTGGTGGCAATGGCTGTCCAGATTCCCCGTCCCACGAAGTATCTCGCAGTGTTCCATTGTCGTCAATGTAGCCAAATCTCCATTTTTTAAACGAAGGAAAGTTATTATATAACTCTTCTATTATTGAATTGTCATCACATATCCAACGATAGTCTTCTACTTGAACACCTCCTCTTGATTGAACTGTTCGTTGAACCCAATCATAGACCTCTTGTGGAATAGGTCGTCTTGTCATTTTAAGCCATACAGCCATATTATTCTCCCTTTGGTTTTTTCTTGAAGTCGTAATTCCATTTTACCCTAGCATATGCTCGTGCTTCCTTAGGCAACTTAAACAAGCAACTCCTTACCGAAAGCCCGATTTTATGGTCGTTTTCAATAAACAACATATCTACATATGCTTGTAGCATAGGTTTTGGCATTTTTCTCCATATATTTGTGTAATCTACTCCATTTTTTATTAAAAGTTTAACCAAATCATTACAGAACTTAGCTCGCATTCTAAATAAGTCTGGGTTTAGCGTAGACTCCCACACACGAATTTCAAGCGTTCCAAACTGCATCATTTGGTTTCTAATGATGTTGCTCCCTGTTCCATAATGGGTTGCGTGGCGACACGACACAGGCATTAAAAATGTATTCATACCCTTAATGTCTTTCTCACACTTTTCTATTGCTATCCAAATCTTCGGGTGCGATATATGAACGTGTTGTCCCGCAGAAGCTCCAGCGGTAAATCCCATATCACTCATATCTTTCAACACTTTGGTAATTGCTGGCTTTGTCCATTTAGACAAGCTCGGGTGGTTAAATCGTATTTCTGGACCACCACCAGCCACGCTCCCGTCAATACCAATATCGTGTATTAAACTATGGTTTGTTTCAATGCGTTTAACTCTTCCTGCGACATCTGGCTTATTGCTCCAGTATCGTATATTGTCTTGCAAAGCCTCCAATTCTAACTCTATACCAACCTCATTCTTTTGTCCTTTTACTTTATCAAATATCGTTGGGTATATAGTTTGTTTAGTTATCGCAATCTCTGGTCCTGTTGGTGCAAGTTCAACCAAAATTCCATCTCTCGTAGCATCTCTTAAACACCCTTCACACGGGTCAAAATAACAAGTATATTCTAAAAGTTCTCCGTTTGGACCAAATTTTGGAATAATTTGACTAATTGGACTCGAGGTTTGTCTAAAATGAAATCCGTGTATCTCACTGCCACCATCTTGAATTCTATCATATTCTGCTCTTGGAACAAGCACGACCCAACCGCTTGCGTCTTTGTATCTCAAAAGCAAATGACCATTTATCTCTACAGGCTCGCCTCTCTTCATTCCGCTTTTATAAGATGTATATATTTTTACAGGACGAATAAAACCATAATCTACATATGATTTAATCCACGCTCCTGTTCCTACGACAGTAGTGCGTTTTTTAGACAACATTTTGTTTCTCCTTTTGTGCCTCTTTTCGATTTTGGGTATTTATAAGAACGCGCGTGCGTAATATAGCTCTGGAGTAATAATATATATTATATATAATTATATTTATATATTTAATATAATATATTATATACCTAGAGTATTCTCATAGTTATACCCCATTATAGATGCGTATAACTGAATATCAGTGAAGTGATAATACCCACTATCATAGTCAGTATCAAACGCAAAGTAATCTCCGTTTTTGTCCTTCCCTAGTTCACAGATAACTTCTGGAAAGATTTTTTCTTGTCGTTTGTGTATAGGACTCAAAGGTTTAAACTCTGCAAACCCGTTCCCTATATCTGTGCACTCGTATACGCAGGTATACACAAGTTCCTTATAGCCTGACTCGGCATCGTAGTTATAAAAGAACGCAATATACCGCACATCTTTCCAAAATTGTCTAGGCGGTGAGTTTGACATAGTGCCTCCCTTGTTATAGAATAGCATTTTTTTGACCCTACAATCGTTTTTTATCGTTGTCTGGTATAACTAGACCTTTTTTCTTTTTCCTCGCGTTGTAGACCCGTTTGAAGCGTTTTTAGACACACTTTTAACTTTACCGACCAGTGCCACTGGCACAGAAAAGTATGTTTGTGGTCGTATAGCTCGTTTATTCAGTAACTCGCACTGGGCATCACAGTCTTTTTGTGTTTTAAAAGCTCCGTATCGAGGACAGTATCTAATTTGTTCATAAATACTACCTTTTCTTGCGTAAGCTCCTACCAAGTATATATTTGTCATATTATTCTCCTTTTCTTTTGCACCAAATCTTCATATTCCCCCAAAAACCCTGTCTTATCTTTGTGATATAGAACGGACCAATAGCAAACTCTATTGCTTGTAGCTCTTGTGCCAATAAACAGCCGTAGTGTATATCACTGACAGTAAACTTAAATATATTTTTATCTTTCATTTTAGCCTCCCTTTATTACATTTTTCCGTATCTCTTTAAGAGCTCGCAAATGTCATACATTATATTCTCATCAAACCCAGGCGATTTGATTATTGATATAATCTCGTTTAAAATTTCTGTATCTGTTTTATTCATTTGTAGCACTCTTTGTAATAGTCTAGTGGTCTCTGTCAGCACGACAGACACATACGAGCGCATCTCTTATTCGACGCATCAAAAACAACCTTTTCAGGCGTAGCGAACACAGCCCTTATATGCCTCCTCAGTAGATATTGCACTCTACCTCCGCAAGGACTGTCGCTTAGTCTTTCAGTAGCCGTTCGTCTGTGCTTTTGATACAGCTGTGCATATCTGTATCACGCTTAAACCACTATAATAATGAGCTCAGGTAGGACTTTATCAACTTTTAATTTAGTTTCTAAACAAACCCCGTTTTTACAATGTTTTATGCGCAGTTATGTTTTCCTAAGCTCATTACTATAATGGCGAGGCTTTGTTAACGGAGGCCTCTTACTCCGTAGCACAGCCAAGGGAAACAAAAATCTGTGCTAAAAACTCTTTGGACAGGAAAATGTTGTTTCTTTCTCTGGTCTATTGCTACTAGGTCAGCTTGTGCAATGCACGTTGGACACTTCACGCAACCGTAATGAAAGACAAATTCCTGCCCACTCCATCCCGACTCGTATTATCTATGCGACTATTTCACGACTTATAAGTTTTTGAGTCTGGAAACTCGTGTTAGCAATAAAGCGTAGCCTTATCGCTCCCTATACGGTCTATTACAAGACCATCTAACTCTTCTTTGTGTATATAAAGTGGCTTATTTTGTGTTACGCTCTCAAAACAGTATCGTCCTCCCTTAGCTCCAGCGTATCTTCCTATTATAGTTGTAGCTCTGTAACCAATAGCATATATATGCCCTTTTCTAAATAATGGTGTTGTCATTAGTTTTCTCCTTGTTTGTTTCCAAATATCATATTTGGTGTTCCTGTTATTTCATCAACCTGCTCTGGTTTGTCTACAAAAGAGTCTATCATAAGCAGGGTCATTATTTTCCAAAACGTGCCTTCAAACTCTGGTCCGATGGATGTCGTAACTCTTGAGTCGTAACAGTTAAACAACCTTAATACTTCTCTGTTTGAGATAACGATTGTTCGGCTGTTCTTTAAAGTAAACTTTGGTATCCCCTCGTCACTCAGAGTGTCCTTAAACACATCAACACTTATTGTTATTTTTGCTACATTTTTCTCTAATTTAGTTCTGTTTAATAGCATATTGTCCTCCTTTATAGTGGCAACATATTGTTTAAGTAGTTATACTCTTCGTCTAGTCCATCGAGGTCTAACTCGTTGTCTTTACTATCTTTTTTATCGTCCTCTTCGTCTTCCTCCTCTGGTTCCTCGTGAACAAAATCGGTATCATAAACACCGTAGTCTGGTTCCTCTTCCAGTGGCGTATTAGCGGTATGAGTCATAAACATACCCTCTATAACCACTGGAAAAGGTATACGCTCAGACATACCAAGGTCGCCAGTGTCTTTTTCTTCGTATATCCGTAGCTCCAACGAGTTTATATTCTCGCCGTAGCTCTGAATTTCCGTAGTCATCTTCTCGCAATCCGTAGTTATCAACAACGGCTCTTGTGAGTCGGTATCAAATAAGATATAAAGTTTTATTGCGTTTGATATAGGCATCGTTGTATCTCCTTACAAATGCAGCCACCGCTGTATTGACTTTACGAGGTGTAGCCCCAGGCTGTTCTCGTGCTATGGTTCGTAATGCAAACTCAACCGTAGAAGGTAGTGCATTGCTCCTGTTGCCCCAGACAAACACAGTATTCAGTTTGTCCAGCAACCCGTCAGGCTTATTACAAGCTCTGCCGTATTCAATAAGTGTTAAAGCGTCCATTTTTGTCTCCCTTTTTGTTGTAAAAATATACCCCCGTATTCGAGGGTGTATTCGTAGCGAAGCCGTAGCTCCGTAGTTATATCATACCGTAGCTCAATCCCGTAGCTCTTTCTGGTAAATATCTCGCCCTTATGAAAGCTCTCTCAGAACCCTGTATTTTATAAGTGGCTTTTTGTTTATCTCTCGGGTCAATATAGTTAAAATACTTTTTTCTCTCAGACAAGTGCCTCTTGATATCCTCCATTTTGCTCCCCTTGCTGATATAAAACTTTGTTTTTGCTCCGTATGCTATATCAGCCCAGCCCTCAGGCTCTTTTGCTGATATATTAAACCCCAGAAGCTCTATATCTCCCTTTTTTATAGATGAGCCAGCCAGCCAAGCATAAATCGCTTTCATAATAAATCTCCTTTCCGTAGTGGAGCTCCGTAGTGCCAGAGCTCCGCCCTTTCCGTAGTAGTGTTATAAATCTAACAAGTCCTCTATACTATACTCACCCGAGGTTTTATATGCGTCTGGGGCTGGTTTATAAATATCACTTTTAACTGTGAAAGTCAGCTCCGCCTCTTGCTTTTTTCCATAAACTTGTAAAAAGTCAATACAGCCCTCTTTAATTTTATCATTTAATCGCTTGCCTCTAGTAGAAAGCCCAGCATAATCGGAGCATAATACCTCGCCAGTATAATTGCCAGCTGTATCCATAATTAAACTCATACAGGGCTCGCCTCCCCTTAAAAGTAGTTTTTGATTTATAACTGGGATACGCCAGCCCTTTTTATCATTTAATTGCTCAACCGCCTCGGCAGGTATAAAAATCAGCCCTTTTACAATCTGCCCAGTTTTTCCATTTTTCATACGGCTCATAAAATAATCAGCTGAGCCCTTTTCATTTAATGTATCATTGTATGTTTTTTCCCTTGCCATTTTTTTACTCCTTGTTATAATGTTTTTATTATGATACACTGAGCCCCAGTATATCTTTTTTATGATATAGAGCATACGAGCCCTGCTATGATACATACATATCATATATTACACCATAAAAAGCATATACCTGATTATTACTCAGCCAGCCCTGCTATAAAAAAGAGCATAAACATACACAGCATAAAACATATACCACCTAACAGCTCGCCCTTTTCCATTTTTACTGGCTCACCATACTCGTCATATACGGGAGGAAAAATAAAATCTTTTACTAGATAAAATATATCTTTTAACATATTGCTCTCCTTTTCTTTCTTTTTATATATACATATACAATACATACATATTATATACATACATACTTGACTGATATAATCATATATACATATCTTTTATATATATACTTTTATACTTGTCTTTTTGTTTTTCCTTTCTTTTACATACACATTATTACTCACCTATATACAAAAGTTATAATTTTGATACATAAAAACACACGCAATCACAGCCAGCCACAGCCCCCGCAAACCCGCAGAAAACTAGGAAAAAAAGAATGCTTTTGAGAATGTGTGGAATCTAACCCCACATCTATCCGGGGGGGGGTAGTAGGCACCCTATGACCATCCCTTACCTTAAGGGGGTTGACAAGGTGGGGGGTGGTATGATAAGATATAGATATATACGTGGGTAGTGGTACTATGGTGGTATTATTGCCTTAGGGGTATATGTATATAGGAGGTAAAGATATGTGGTATAGCATTAAGCGTAAGGTTAACAAGGTGTTATGCAAAGTGTTTGGTCGTCATTACTTTGTGGTAGGCACTGACATACGGGATGGGCACGTATACATTGAATGTCCTTACTGTGGGGAAGTGTTGTTTGACTACACTGAAAGACCTGATAAGGAGTAGATAGATGCGGGAAAGGCGGTGGAACAATCTTATTAACAATGGAAAGGCTCTGTACTGTTGTATATGTGGGGAGCTGATACTTAATAGGAAAGACGCTAGTAAGGAGCACGAACCGCCTTTATCACGTGGTGGTAAGAGGGACCAATGGAAGTACGCCCATAAATGGTGTAACAATATGAAGGGTGCTCTTACGATGGAAGAATTTAAGCTCTGGTATGAACTTGAAGCCAAGCGCAATGGAAAGATGAGATGAAGTTATATGCTATAAGGTTCCCTGAGAAGGACGTGTGGTATGTTGGGCACGAAGAAGGACAGGGACGTGTTATCAAAAGTATAAGCGTAGACAAGAACTTGAACTGCGTTATAGGGATAGGGAAAGAGAAGAACGCTCGTGCATTGGCGGGCTATTTAACTGCGTATAGCGGTAACGTAACCGAAGTGGTGGCGTTTGAACGGGAGAGCAAGGAAGTTGGAAGTATAGCGACATTCCAAGTGCCTGAAGAAGAAATTCCCGAAGAAGAGGTGTCAAATGACGGAAACGAAGACAAAGACAAAGACGCTGCCTAAGAACCTGCAAGACCCTGAGATTCAAAACAAGTGGAACGCTCAGAAAGGTCGGTTGGCCAACCCGGAATTTTACCATCAAGCCTTAATGGCCAAGAAGGCCAAAGAGGAGGCATCATTCCGGGACCCACAAGCCTATCTTAAGAGACTGTTTAATTATCCTAAGAAGGGCGGGTCTACAATTAAGGTTACGTGCAAAGCGATTGAATCGGCTACTAGGAAGCTGAGTGACTATTTATGCACTCACGACTTTAGTGGGCCTGATGGGGATATCAATCTTAAAGAATATCTATCGGTTATTGAAAACCTAAAGAAGACTATTGCTTTCTTGGATGAATTGAATAGTGCGGCTGCGGGCAAGGCTATTAACCAGATGATAAAGGTTGATAGTATGACGATTAACAACGGCAGTAAGACCGGTGGTGTGGTTGGGTCTATTATGGACATCGAACCTACCAAGTTAAGCGAGCTGACCAAAGATGAACCAAGATAGACTAGAAAAGTTACGTAAGATATATGCCGAATACCCAAGAAGGCAATTGGCCGAACAATTGCTGTTGGACTTCAAGGAATACGTAAAGTGGATACATTTTACTATAAACGGCACTGAATACGATATGGAACACGTACACGAAGTGATTTGTGACGCGTTACAACGATATACCGAACAAAGGAACACAAAACGTAATCTAATGATTAACTGCCCGCCGGGGACAGGAAAGTCGTTGTTGTTGCAGTATTGGATTACGTGGAACTTCGCCAGAAACAAACAATGTATGTTTTGCTATGTGGCTTATGGCGATAGGCTTATTAAGAAGTTGTCTAGGGAAAGTCGAAACCTAATGATGATTCCAGAATGGGAAGAATTGTTTGGAAAGGAAATGGACCCTGGCGACAAATCAGTTTTGAATTACCACCTCCTGTCCGGGGGGTCCCGTTCGGGCTTAACAGCTGGTACTATACAGTCCGGCTTGCTGGGTCTGGACGCGGGCAACCCGGCATCTAAGATTCCGTTTAGTGGCGCACTCTTGTTGGACGATATTAACTCTCCGGAAGTTATTAGTTCTCTTAACGAACAAACAGAAACTCCTGAAATTTACAATCGTAAGTTAACAACTCGTCGTCGTACACCTCGTACTCCTACTATTTGTATTATGCAGCGTCATCATAAGAATGATTTTGCTGGTTGGGTAGCAGAACACGAACCTGATGAATGGGAATGGATAGTTATACCCGCTATAAACGATGACGGGACGTCTTTTTACCCAAAACGGTATCCTATTGAAGATTTAAGGAAGATTGAACGCGGACAACCATATATGTTCGCTTCAATGTACCAACAAGACCCATTAGCGGCACAGGGCGCGTTATTTAAGCACGAATGGATGAGATACTACGACCTTGCGCCAGAAAAGATGAAAAAAACATTCATAACCACCGACACTGCCTTTACAACAACAGGGGACTATACCGTCTTCTGCTGTTGGGGGCTAGGAGAAGACCATAACCTTTATTTGCTAAGAATGCGAAGAGGGCGGTGGGAATCCTATGAAGTTAAGAAGTTTTTGCTGGAATTCTTTGCTCAATGCAATACAGCCTATAAGAAGTGCCGAAGGGTGTACATCGAAAACACGCTATCTGGTATCTCCCTAATACAAGAGTTAAAAAGGGAAGAACCGAAGATGGCCGTTGTTGAAGTAAAGCGTGGCGCAAAGAAGTCAAAGCGTGTACGTATTGAAGACTCTGCTATATGGTGCGAAGCAGGTAGGGTATGGTTTAAGAAGACAGACCCATACCTTGCAGAGGTATATGCAGAAATGATAAACTATAATCCTAATGAAAAGAATCCACGCGACGATATTTTGGATAATTTGGCTGACGCCTGCCAGATTGCATTCTCTGGGTCTACCAGTTCTATCTTCATTTGACATTAGCAGTTTTTTTTGATATCATCTGCTTAAGTTCAATTTAAAGAAAGGACTTATATGAGAACATTTATAGCAGCGGCAGCATTGGTTGTTGGGTTTGTACTCGGCCTCCTTGTTACCAGCGCAGGCGAGGTTATTCCTCGAACTACCCCTGTCGGGGGGAACAATTACACACTAGAAGCAAAAGAATACACAAAAGGTTGGGAACAACTAAGACTAGAAGCGTATAGAGATAATACAAGATTCTCTATAGGCTATGGCACTATTTCCTATCAAGGAGAGAAGATAACAGAAAAAGAAGCCACAAAGCGATTTGATGACTATTGGGACAAGAATATCCCTCTTTTGACTAAATATGTTAGCTCCAAAGGTCAATATGTGGCTCTAGCAGACACTCTTTATAACAAAGGCGGCTCAGTAGATAGATTTTTAACTCAGGGGCGTATAGACTGTGAAAAGATAGGAAAAATGGACTCTATTAACCCAAAATACTATTCTGGGGTCAAAAATAGACGTGTTATCAACTATAAACTGTGTACCGGGGAACTAGAATGGCACGAAGCCATAAAAAGGAGTTAATAGATGAATTTATCAGAACATTTTACATTAGAAGAACTATCTAACACTTCGCATAGCGATTTAAAGGCCAAAAACGCCACCTACGCACGCGAAAATATCTGTAAACTACAGACACTAGCCAAATACATATTAGAGCCGTGTAGAGCCATTTGCGGGCCTTTAATAGTGAATTCGGGTTGTAGGTGTCCAGAACTTAATAAAAAGGTTGGTGGAAACGCAAAGTCTCAGCACTGTCTTTGTGAAGCGGCTGACTTAACGCCAACCAAGATTTCTGTTAAAGAAGCGTTTGACAAGATACGTAAGAGTGGTGTACCATATGGACAGTTGATACTGGAAACCGTCGGTGGAAAGACTTGGATACACATCTCTTTAGGCGTTCCGTTCCGCGAAGCAAGCAAATGTGGTCAAACATACATATACGACGGAAAGACTTATAAGGTGGTAAAATGATAGAACTTGATAGTGTTTTTTGTGTTAAGTATAAAAAGCGCCAAGAAACGGCAGATAAGGTTCAATACGGTATATGGATAGGCGAAGACGATGAATTCTTCTATCTAACTCAGTGTAAGCACGAAATGCTTAATAAGAAATACTATCACTACCAGCGCATTACGCCTCAGGAGTATTTAGATGCAATTCAGAATATGGGGAAAGTTTCCGGGGATGAACGAGATAGTTAATGCCGACCGTCGACATTGGGCTATTGGTGCCAAACTTAAGAAGCAATCCACAGAAGCAATATTGAAACAACTGCCAAACGTTCAAATTTCGACGCCTGCGCGTTTTTCTTTCGTTCTGGCTACAAGTACTAGGAAGGACCCAGATAACCTATCTGCAGGCTTTTCTAAAGCGTTTTTTGACGCATTGCAGATTAAAGGTCTAATACCGAATGATTCTATCAAGGAAATAGTTGGTATAAGTTATGCTTTTCTGAAGTCATCAGAAGACTATGTGGATGTAAGCATAGATTCAGACTAAAGAAAAAAGAAAAGTACCAAAAGAAATAAAGAAAGAATATTTATATTCTTTCTATTCCTGAGTAATATAAATATATATTATATATATAATAATATAATACTCTTCTTTTCTTTTTACTCCACTTTTTCTTTTCTTCTAAAGAGAAACCCCGGGAGAAGACCCGGGGATATTCTTTTAGGCTAGAGTTCTATTCAAAAACCCGAGTCGATGTTGGAGTTCTCTACCTTGACCGCTAAACAAGTCATTTTCGCCCTGAGATATATCAGATTGCAATATCTTCGCAAGCGTGTCTAATGCACATTCCAAGCAGTCCTTTACGTTCTTTACCAATTCTTCGTTTGTGGTTCCTGGCGCCTTCATCCATTCGGACGCCTTATCGGCAATTTCCTTTCCGGACATAGCGTCTTTTCCTCTGCCTAAGAAGAATATTTCTTGAATGTTGTCACGCATATCACTTAATGGCGCATCGTCTACGCCTTCTATGATTGTGTCAAACAATTCGTGTAGTTGTCTAAAGTTTACGCCTTTTGCTTGATAGTGGCCGTCTTTACAAGTCATTTCTAAGCATAACAAACAGGATATATATTCTTTAACTAAATCATACATTTGATTTCCTTCTTTATTGTTGTGTATTTTAATTTGCCCCACTTCGCTTCAAGCTCTTTTACGTTTAAAGACTCTAGTAATTGTTGCCACTCTAGAATCTCTTTGTTGTATGTGTATTTGCGACCAATGTTGCTCTTAGAAATCCTTTCGCACTCCTTGTGCATCAAATACATACGAGCTGTTTCAGCATCCTCCTTTGTATTGAAGTAATAGAACGTGTATGATTTTCCTCCTCTAGAAGGGTTTGACTTGACGGTATAAATCTCCCATTTATTGAGATATTCTCCGTCTTTCATAACAACAAAACATACGTTACTAACTTCCATAGTTTGCATTATATCATAACAACTTGCAAAATGTCAATAAGTGTGATATAGTATAAATAAATCGGGACAAGGCTCCCTAACTGTTTTATGTCGAGAATAAGATGACAAAGAAGAAACCAGATATGAATGTTTTAAGCAATTCAATGGCACAACTTGCTGGTTCTATTGCTTCGGGTGTTGTTCCACAGGGTTCCCCTATTCTAAGACCAACGCCTAATTCTGTGAACGAAATAGATATGCTTATGAACAATGTGCGCGGGTCGTTCATAACCCTTAATCGTACATTGTTGTCGTTGTTGTATTCACAATACGGAATTGTCCAAGCGTCTATAGAAGTTCCGGTGCTGGACGCCTTTCGTGGCGAAATAAAGGTTCGTGGGTTCGAAAAAGACATATTTGACGAAAACCCTTACGACAAAAAGAAATGGCTTAAGTTTTTCACAAACGAAGACGACGACCAAAAAAAGAAAGCTCCAGATGCCGAAAAAGACCAATACGACATTGACAAAGAATATATGGAACGTCGTAAACAATGGGAAAGAGAACAATTCCAGAAAGACGTCGAACGCCAAACCGCTTCTGAAGAAAACTTCCGTCGTGAAATAACAAAGGAAGAAGAAGCGCGGGTTATGGCATATTTGCGCCGCGAACAGATTTGGCAAAAATTTCAGCAGGCGTTAATATGGATGCGTTTGTTCGGCGGTTCGGGTATTGTTATAATGGACGGACGTAATCCAGAATCCCCATTGAACTTGGAACGTATAAACAAATACACAAACCTTGACTTCTATGTTGCAGATAACTGGGAATTGTCTGGTTCACAAACAAATACTATGCTTGGCACAATAGACTGGATGGCAGAAGCGCCGTTCTTCCTTATGGGCCACAGAATACACCGTTCGCGTGTGTTATTGTTCAAAGGGAAAGAAATACCTTCTATGTTTCGTGCTGTTGGGCGCGGTTGGGGTCTTTCGGTTCTTGAATCTTTTGTTCGTACGCTTAACAAGAACATAAAGAACGAAAACGTCATCTACGAACTGTTAGACGAAGCAAAGATGGATATCTACAAGTTGAACGAACTTAACGACAGTATGTTGGAAGAAGATTCAACAGAAGCGGTTAAGAAACGTTTGGCTTATGCGCAAATGATTAAGAACTATATGAAAGCGTTAGTTCTTGATACTACGGACGATTATGCACAAAAGCAAATTCATTTCTCCGGATTGGCAGAATTGAAAGAAGATGCGCGTATAGATATGGCTGCGGACACACGTATCCAAATTACAAAGTTGTTTGGTATGACACCTGCTGGGTTCAACTCTGGCGACGCTGACAGGGCAACTTACAACGATATGGTTGAAGCAGAAATTCGTTTTCCTTGCGAACCAAATATGATTCGTATGCTTGAAGTTGTTGGTCGTAAGGTTTTGGAAAAGACCTTAGACTGGGATTTTGAATGGCCAGAACTTGAACGTATGAGCAAGTACGACGAAGCAAAGATGAAGACGTTAGATTTGGCTAACTTGAACGAAGCAAACATTTGGGGCCGTATATCTAACTATGAATGGACACAGGCTGTTAACGACAAGAACTTGTTGAATATGACTGTATCCTACAAGCCTGAATTTATACCAGACCCATTGGCAAAACAAGTGTTCAAGCCTGGGTTCGGTGGCGGAGGTAAATAATGACAACATATTTTAATCGGGAACTTACTGTTCCTAAGATGGAAGAAAAGAATTTCCCAAAGGGTAGGACGTTTACTGCTAAGTTTATAGAGTCCGGCCCTGCAGGCTACAATGGCTTTAAGGTTTTCGTAGAACCTGAATGCCTGCCGTCTTTAGCGTATTCGTTAAAGGGCTGCCCGGTAGTGCTGGGCCACGTTGGGGAAATGACATACGAAGAAATGCTTAAGAAGGCTGTTGGCTACGTTGTTAACGTTCACGGAAGTGACGATGGCAACATATGGTACGCAGACTTTGTCATCTTTAAAGAAGACGCATTGAAGTCGTATGACGACGGAAAAACCAGATACGTGAGTTGTACGTATCGTCCTGTGTACTCCGAAACAGCAGAAAAGAGACGCAATGGAATTAACTATGACCGCGTTGTTGTTGGTGGAGAAATGTTGGAGCTTGCATTAGTAAAAAAACCGAGGTATAATGATACTGATGTATGGGAAAACTCAGACGATGACAATAACGTCTTTGGCGAAACAATACTAGTAAACGAAAAGGTAGAAAAAATGGGACTGTTTGGAACAAAAAAAGAACAGGTTGCCGTTGAACCAGATGTTCTGTTTAACACTGACGCTGGCGAAAAAACCATCGAAGAAATGATGATTTTGGTTAACGAAGGCGTTAAAGTTGCAGAAGAATTAGAATCTGTAAAACAGCAATTGGATGCAGCAAAGGCTGAAGTCGAAGCGATTAAAGCCGAAAAAGAGGCTGCTGAAAAAGAATTGGCCGAAGCAAAAGAAGCAATCGATGCTAAGGGTGCTGAACCAGAAGGCACCGATGAAGGCCTTAAAGAAACTCTGGCAAATTCACTGGAGAAAGACCCTGAGGAAGTTGTCAAAGTGGTACTTTCCACTCTGGATGGAAACAAAAAATAAGGAGCAAATAGATGGCTATAGTAAAGACAAATTTCTTGTCTGCTGAATTAAACCAGTTTGCTATCTCCACTGTCCGTGGACAATTGGCCGACTGGGGTTTGAATGCGCAGATTATGGAAGTTCGTATTGACGACGAGGAAGCTGGCAGCATCTATGCTGGTGACCCTGTCAAATTAGTCTCTAGTCCTAAAGGCGTTATTACTGTTAAAGCCGCAGCAAAAGGCGATGCAGTATATGGCTTTATGATTTGGGACACAAAACGTACAAAAGCAACTGCTGGCCAATACATCCGTGTATTGCGCGATGGTGGCGTTATGCAAATGATTACAGATGAAGCAATCACTGCTGGCACAGCTGTATATATCGACGAAACAGACGGTGGCGTTTCTGCTACAGGCACAGGCTTGGGCGACCCAATCGGTTTGGCTGTCGAAGACAGTGCTGCAAATGCAGACGGTTCTTTAATCCGTATCGAAGTTGTTAAACAACCTTTGGCTTAAGGAGTAACAGATGGCATTAGTTAATAAAAATGACAAAAGTTATATCGTAGACGGGGTTGAAATCTTGTTTAACGAAGCAGAACAAGCAGCAATTGATAAAGCACAAAACTTGGTTAACGAATCTGGTTTTGGCGATATCGATATCACATTGTTAACTGCGTTGGAAGCACGTATCGCACAACAGAAATTCTATACTGTTGACGTTGATAAATTTATTGATATTGCACGCGATACAGGTGGATATGCTGACGCAATAACAGCGTTTAAAAACTTGCAATTGGATGCAGCTGACGATTCTTGGGAAGCTGACATCTTGGGCGACAACGCTCGCAAAGCGCAAGTTGCAATCGGCTTGGAACCATTTACGGTTCGTATCCGTTCTTTGGTAAAGATGGTTTCTTACTCATTGTTAGAAATCCGTCAAGCACAACAAACAGGTGTTTGGAACGTTGTGTTAGAAAAAGAACGCGCACGTAAACGTTCACACGACTTGTATTTACAACGTGTGTTGTTGAAGGGTACAGACCGCCACGAAGGTTTGTTGAATTTGTCTGGCGTTACAGCAAATACAACTGCTATTCCAAAACAAATGAAAAATATGACTGTTTCAGAATGGCAAACTTTCTTGGGCTCTATCTTCTCAACATTTGCTAGCAACACTAAATATACTGCTATGCCGAATCGTTTTGTGATTCCATATACAGACTATTTAGGATTAGCAAAGGCTGCAGACGAAACGTATCCATTGAAATCTAAACTGGAACGTTTGACAGAATCCTTCAAACAAATGTGTGGTGCTGATGCTGAAATCTTGCCTTTGGCATACTGCAATGCTGCTGAAAACGATGGCACAAACAACAAGTATGTCTTGTATCGTAAAGACTTCGATACATTGCGTGCTTATATGCCAATCTCCTACAGTGTTGTAGAAGGTGCTTCGGTTGACGGTTTCAACTATCAAAACACAGCATACTCACGTGTGTCTGATGTTGTGTTAGTACGTCCAAAAGAAGTAATGTACTTCACTAACACCGATGTGGCTTAAGTAAGAAGTCCTTAGGGCGGGGAACCAAAAGCCCCGCCCATTTCTTTAGGAGACAATTATGATAGCGAAGAACGTAAGTAAATCAAAAATTCATATTATGGTTTCTAGCGGCAACTTTGTTGTTCCTGTAAACGAAACAATTGAAATAACAGAAGAAGAATTTAAAATGTTGGGTTCTTTCTTCAAATTGGAACGCGTTGAAGAAGCAAAGAAAGCAGAACCAAAAGCAGAACCAGTTAAAGAACCTGTTTCTGAAGAAAAATCAAAAAAGAAAGCGAAGAAATAATGAGCTCTATACTTCCTATTACAGTAGAAGATTTTAAAGCCTATTTCTGTAAAGACAATGGCTTTGAATTTCAGCCATATCCAACTTGGGTAAGAACCGCGTTTGATGCCGGTGAGTATTGTTTATATGACGGTGTGTTTTATCAGTCTACTATGAGTAGAAACGTAACGTCTCCGGCGAATATAGACCCAGAAGACCCAGAATGGTATGTTGCATCTACTGTATATGTGGAAGGAAGCGAATACGAAGTTGGCGATGTCGTTGGTTATAACGGTAAGTTTTATACTCCAAAAGAAACAACTACAGAACTGCCAACAGATGAAGATTTCTGGGACGAACTTACTGAAGAAGAACTTTTGGAACGTTTTCCTGATTATAGAGTTTGGAAACAGCCAATAGTGTATTCCGAAGGAGATAAGGTTATCGGTATGGTTAATTACCGTCTTGGCGTTTATCAGTCTACAATAGACGACAACGCATATGGGTTAACAGATATATATACCGACACACCAATAGAACAAAAAGCCTGGGAATTACAAGAGGACGAAGAAGTAGACTGGATATTAGATAGCGACATCGAAAGAGCTATGGGCGAAGCGATGTTTAAATTTAATGCAAGTTTAGTTCCTAACGAAGAAAAGCGCAAAATCATAGCGTTATACTTAACAGCGTTCTTTTTGGCGTACGACCGTCAAATGGCTAATGCTGGGCTTAATAGCAATTCTTCTTCTGGTCCAGTTCGTTCTCGTACAGTAGGGAAGATGTCTGTATCATATATGGAAAGCACGCTTTACAGCAAGCATCCTGCATACGAATTCTTCTCAAGGAATATGTATGGCATCAAGGCGTTCAACTTGTTACTCCCATATCTACGCGGCAACGTTTTGGTGCTTCGTGGAAGAGTGAGTGCAGAATAATGAAGCCATACGAAAAACAAATATCTGTTCACGTTCAACAGCATATATTTGACAAGTTGTTAGCGTTCGAACAAACATCTGCTTGCGCTGGAATACGCAACAATAGACCAGTAGCAATGCGGATGGCAATCAACCATTATGGTGGGCCAAACTTACCCGCTAGACCTTGGTTGGATGCAGCACACGGAGACGACCATACTGGCGAACACTTTATGTCACAATACGACAAAGCGCTTCGCAAAGCAATAAGCGGTATGATAAGTTCGTCAACGCCTATGCACGTAAGGAGAGACGTCAAGTTCGCAGGAACAAGAGACGAAATAAAAACCGAACGTGTAGAGTCTGGGAGATTGTTTGGAAAAGCGAGTTATGGTAGTGGAGGAGCGGCGGTTATGAGAACGCTTGCACTACAAATGGCAAAAAACCAAACAGACTTTATTGCTAACGGGTTGATGGAGCCAAACAATGAATCTACAGTGTACAAGAAGGGCTTCAACAAACCATTGGTGTGGACAATGGAGGCGTTTAAGTCTATAGAAGGGTGGATAGAGTAATGGGAAGAATTGCCGGAACCGTTAAAGTAACCATAGGCTTTGACAACGAGGATGTTCTTACTGAAGACTCGTTCTACACAAAGATGACACCGCGTATAAGCGTAGGTGTACCAAGATTCAAGCAAGACCAAATAAAACTTGCTATAATAGAAGAAGTTATTAAAAAGAAGATTCGTATCAAAGCAAAAGGCAAAAAATGAGTTTCTTTATGGATGCCATAGGCGATGATTTGATAGGCGCAGGAACAGTTAAGATTACTGTTACTACGACAGTTTATATGGATGGCTTTGGCGAATTTACAACACAAAAGAAAACGTTTACGGCGGCAAAGTCTTGTCAGCCATTGTCCCCAGACGAAGCACAACTAATGGGTTTTGCAGACTACGGTACGAACGAATTCTTGACGATATTTACACTTAAAAAGATTCCTATGCCAAGTAAAAGTGGGGAAACCGTTATGGTGCACTTCAACAACAAAGATTGGTATGTGCGTCGTGTTTTGCCTTGGGTGTGGGACGAAGGTATGCCAAGCCAACAAGGGTATTATGAAGTAACCTTGTCGCGCTTTAATGAAACAAACATAAACCCGGACTAATGCTATGTTTAGATATAAAGACATTGAAAAGTACTTGGCAAATATGTTTGTCTATATGATAGGCAACCAATGGGAAACGCTTGGGTTTTCTAGCGACGAAACAAAGCGTTGTCTTGTTGAACGCCAAAACAAGTTAGCAATGCCAGAGTCTAATACTTTGATACAATTTAGATTAGACAATTTTGATAACTGGCGCACCAATCGTTATCGTTCTTCTTCGTACGTTAATTCATTTGGGGAAGAGGAAATATTAGAGCTTCGAACAGCGCGGTGTGTAATCACTGTGCTTTCAAAAAACCTAGGAGACGCGTTCGATGCAAGTCGTTTGCTTGTTGCAAATTTGCAAAATCAGAGGTATAATGATTTTGTAAGCAGTAACGGTAGGCGTCTTGGCATAGAGAGCATTTCTAAGGCAAAGAACCTGTCGATGTTAGAGAACGGCGCTTGGACAGAAAGAATCCAAATAGAGGTTCAATTTAACTGGCGAGATGTTGTTTCTAACAACGATAAAGAAATGTTTGTACATACGCCTGAAGACATTCCCGATGTGGATAATAGTGTTCAGTTTACTGTGCAGACTACTAGATAGGAGTAAAAAGATATGGCTAATATCATAAACATTAAAAAGTTTATTGACGTTTCAACGTCAGTGTCGCCTACTCCATTGGGTCGTAGAGACTTTCGTAATATCTTGTTTGTGCAGAAAGGAGAAGACGGCGCCTCTACGGTTGTTTCATCGTATACAGATTTGGACTCTTTGATTATAGCAGAAGGCTCAAATAGCGCTGCTGCAAAGATGGCTACAAAGTTCTGGGGCGGTGGATTCAATGGTGTAAAACCTTCGAGTACGGTTTATGTTGCGACAATAGGCGCAAGCACTCAAACTGAATTCTTAGATGGATTTAATTCTCTGTTGGCTGCTGGCGATTATTATATGATAGCGTTGGATAACGCTTTGGTGTCTTATGCACCGGTTGCAGCATCTGCAAACGAAGCGGCTACTATCCCACACTACTTGTTCTTATTGGATACATCAAGTGACGCTATTAACAAAGACAACTCAGAAGATAGTTCTTCTATTACAGCGTATTTGTTTAATAACAACTTAACACGCGCTGCTGCGTTTTGGACAGATGTTGCGAAAGCAGACCAATATCCAAACGTCGCTGCTGCTTCTTTCTTTGCGGTATCACGCATTACAGCATCTAGCCCATTGGGTAACTTGGCATACAAAATTATTCCGGGTGTTGAAGCGGTTGCGTTTACTGCTGCTACAGTAGAAGTAAATGAAGCGTGGGAAAACTTGGCTTCCAAGAACGGAAATGCATATATCACATTGGGCGAAACAGGCCGTGTATGTTTCCAGACTGGCACTTGTGGTTCGGGCGACAACATCGACGAATACATTGCTGCAGACTTCTTGAACTACACAATTACATACAATGTATATGACTTGTTGACCTCTGTTCATAAGTTACCAATGAACATCAACGGTGCAAAACGTTTGTACAATGTTATCAGTGCTGCGTTTGACCGCTTGAATGCTGCCGGTGTTATCGGTGGCGGTGTTTCACAAGATGGCGAATCGTTTGGCGACTCGGGTTACAAAATCTCCATCCCGACTCCGACGGGTACCAACAAAGCGACAGGCTTGTGGGACAGCATTGTGTGCAAAGCATTGTTGACTGGCTCTTGTAAGAAAGTTGTCATTGGAAATAACTTGAAAAAATAAGGAGTAGAAAATGGCAGAATTTAATGGAGCATTTAACGATATTGGTTTGGTGGATTTTTCTGTCCGCACTCCAATGGGTACTTTAGAAGCATCACAATTAGGTCCAAATGATGTTGTTATTACAGCACAACCGGGCAACGATGGTAACGTTTATGAATTCGTAGAAGGTTCTACAGGACAGGCTTTGTTTAACAAGTCCTACAAAGTTAAGAACTGGACTGTTACTATCCGTTTCTTGCGTCATTCTTATGATTATGCAAAAGTAACATACTTCATTCAAGAAGTGTTGAACGGACACATAACAATGTGCTCGTTGTTGTTACGCAATCGTAACTTTGGTCCTAACGGCGATATCGACGACCTTAACGAAACATTGTACGCACCTCAGGCTGTGTTACAAAACTTTGCGGGCGTTGAATTCGGTGCTGGCGCAAACGGCGACTTTGAAGTAACATTCAAAACATCGGGCGCGGAATATAAATCTGGTGCATACAATCCTTGGTCTAACTCATACGCTCCAGAAGCGATGCAAGACCGTGGTGGAAGCATTACTTACGCTGGTTCTGTTGATAACTACAACGGCGTTTCTAGCGTTAATGTAGACCCAGACAATCCGTAGTCAAAATGAGTTTCCTTTGGGGCGTTCTGTATCCCTGACGCCCCTCGGGATATAAAGGAAGCAGAAATGAGCAAAGAAAAAAAGAAAATAGTACTGACCCTTCGGGAAAAGTACGAAGCCTTCTTGGAAAAGTTTATTAAGCGTTCCCAAGAAGCAAACAGTGTGCCGGGATATTATTCTTATACTCTTGGCGGGGCGCATTGGTTGTTAACAAGACCGCGTTCTGTTATGGAACAAAAGAGAATAATAAACTTAATGCGCAAACATATGCTTAATGAGTTCGACTTTGACACTGAAGTAGAATTGTTAAAGGGGATATGCCTTAATGCGCAAAAGAATAAGCAAGACGTCCAGTTGGAGCAGTTGGAATATGAAGAACTGGAATTGCTTAAACGAAATTATATAGATTGGATTTTACTCCCTTTATACCTATCGGGGACAAAAGTAGTAGACGGGTATATGGAGGAAAAACTAAATCAGACAGGCTCATCGAGCAAGTAACTAAGTTTGTGGAGCCCCCGGCAAACGCGGATTGGTTTTTGTTCGGACCAGTCTCTAAAGGATATATATCTTATTCTGATTTAGTGAACGGGACTGTGAATCTATATGATGTTTTTGTGTTAAATGATATTATAGATTACCAGGACACTATATCTGAAGAGATAAAGCGGCGACTAAAGGATAAATAATGCCACGTTCTGGTGCAATTCAAATAGATGCTGATTTAAACGTAGGAAGTGTTTACCTTGATGCTGCGGCTCAGCAAGAGCTTGACGGCATAAGCAAGAAGTTAAACAACCTTGCCAAACGTCACGGGTTTGGAAGCGTAGAGAAGATGGTTGGCGCCGCTAGGGGTGCCGGCTTTTCTCCTGCGATGGCTATTACATATACCAGAAGACAATTAGAGTCTGTTAGAGGACAACGCTTAGACCTTGGTCAGGTTGCGGGCTTGCAGTACATTGCTACAAAGATGTACAACAAGGAAAAGAACGATGTTGCCGCAAACAAAGCGCAAATAAGAGAAGCAAAGCGCATAGAAGC